AGTCAGGCCCGAACTCGACGTTCCAGCATCGCCATAGAGATTGGCCGCTCCGAACAGCTTGCAGAGCAGCGAGTCCTGACCGATGGCGAAGTTGGTCAGATACGTCACCAGCGCGTTCGTGATGAGGGTGAACGTCGTCGAAACAAAGCCGGTCATCGGGACGATCTTGACTTGCACTAGGATCGGTTCTTCGGTCATCTCGAAGAAGTTGATCGTGATCGGAACGCCGGCCGGATCGGTCACCGTTACAGAAGTCGTGCCAAACGTACCTGTACCCGGCGATTTCTTCGCCTCGATAGTCTGGGCGATCATCGTAATGTCGCCACCCTCGGCAACGACCGCGATCGAGTGCCCCGGAATGCCGTTCGCATCCGTCGTGCTGCCCTGATTCTCATAGACTTCGTATCGACCGACGCCGGACACGTTGCCGACAGCCGCCTTGATCGCCTGCAGCGGAGTTAGGGCAGCGAGAGACGTCGAAGTCGATTGACGCTGGCGAAGCGCGGCATCGGCCTCGACCGGGTCGCCGGGTGTTGCCGGTGCCGCGTTTGTCACCGATTGCCACCCGCGTGTCGGCGTATTAATCGCATTGATCGCGCCAGCAATAGCCGTGATAGCGCCGGGTTGCTGCGCGGTCGCGGTGACGTCGATGGTCCCGCTAACCGGAATGACAACGGAGGCCGGCAGGCTCCACAGATTCTTGTTCGTGTCCTGCACGACGCCGTTGTTGATCGGCGTTCCAACCTGGCCGACCAGCGTCACGACTACCGTACTGTTGCTCGATGCGTCGCGGCGAAGGCCGTTGATCTTGACCTGGCTCGAAAGGGCTGCGCCTTGGGCGAAGGCGGGGGAATAGCCGTTGTAGGTTGTGACGTCGGCCTGGTTGCCATCGTTAACGATCTGGGCGATCAGCGCTAGCAACTGGCCGTCCTGCGAGTCGGGCTGGATGTAAATGTCCGATCCGTAGATCGACTGGAAGCTGGCGGTCAGGCTCGACAAAATATCATTGAACGAGGGCGCACTGATCCCCGTCGACGAGATCGTGGCCGCCAACGTCGTAAGCGGAAAAGTCGCCATCAGAGAGCCTGGGTTATAGTTGTCTGGCCGAATTGCGTGTTTACGGTCGCGGCGACCGTAAAGGCGCGCGTGGACGGATCAAGAAAGCTGGCGTAGTCGACGATTTCGGTTACGCCCTGCGTCTCGAGAATGACGGTCTGCACGGCTAGGTCGCGCGTCGATTCCGTGCCGGCGCCGAGGATTTGCGTGTTGTATGGCGTGCCGGCTGTCTGGTCCAGAAACCACTCCCCCTGAATGAGCTTCAGACGCGTCGAGATGGCCTGAGCAACTGCCGGAGGACTGTCTACGAAGAAGTTGGATGCGTTCTGGCCGAATGTGTAGTCGCCATTGGCGTCTAAAGTGCGATAGCGCATATCAGCCGCCTTTGATAGTCGTCGTCAGGTGAGCGCTGGTCATCTGCTGCGTAGGAGGTGACGAATTCCCACCCTGGGGATCGGGGTGCGTATGACCGTTGAACAGCGACATGAAGGCCGACGTCACCAAGGACAGCAGGGATTGCGCGGACGCGCCGAGGCTGATCGATGGCGCCGTTACCGATGCGGACGAAGTTGCAGTGACAGCAACATTTTGCGCATTGATGTTGGCGTTCCCGGTTACGTTGATCGTTGTATTGCCGCCGATCGTTGCGGCCCAGTTGGCCGGCGTCACGATGTCTATTTCGTGTGTCGATGGGTTCAACTGGAGATACGCTTCGCCGTCATTGCTGCGAAGCTGTGCCGCAGACGTACTGATATTCGCGATCTTCGTCGTCTGCGAGAACGGGCCGGGCAGCGCGAAGCCGTCCGACAGGTCATGCATGCGGAATTCGGATTGCACCTGGACGCCGCCCGCGGTGAACCACGCATCAATGCAGCGCGAGGCGAAGATGACGAGGCATTCGTCGCCTTGTGCGACCGGGAATGTCAAAGTACAGCCACCGCCCCGCGGGAACACGACTGGGCAATCGAGCAGAAGGGGAAGTGCTACCCATTGCGTAGAACCATCCGGCGCCCGAACCTGAGCCTTGATAGCGGGCTGCGCGACGCACGTCACAGCACCCGGGTCAAAGCTCTCTATAATCGCCGGCAGCGCCGTCCAGACCTGCGCCTGATGCCCGTCTAGCGCCAGGCGTAACGCTTCCTGCGAGTCATTAACGCGTTCTAACTGGAGCATGGAGTATCAGATGAAAACAATCGCTTGTGTGGTAGCGCTTTCGATGTGCATTGCATCCGCATTTGGGCAGAAGCCCACTTTCAAAATGCCGGACCAAGACCCGATATCGGTTCTATGCCGACAATTGAACGGATCGAGTGCGTCCGCCGTTTCATCCTGCATAGAAGAGACAAAGAAGCAAGGGCCGAGATCAGAAGAGGATGCTACTGAGAGGTTGCGTTATCGATCGGGCGGCGAAAAGTCGAAGGACCAATCCAATGAGTTCATCCGCCGACAGTTGGCAATGGATGCCTCGCGCGGCTACAAAAACATGATGATCGAAACCTACGCGCAAGAATCCGGATCACTCAGGTCTGGGACGAAAATTGCCGTCGCCGGGCAACTTCGCACCGCCAGCGTGATTTCCGACTTCTCCGGTCAATACATTGGATACGTGTCGATCAATCAGGCGAACGTGAAGGTACGACAAAAGATCCTGTCGATACTTCAATCTCAGGTAGGCGTGCAGGGCGGCCCTACACCGGTCGTTTTGATGGGGCGCATGGGGACATGCCAGCATATCGTTATGGACGTTGATGCAGGTCGAGTTCCTTGCCTTGGTGTAGAAGATGCATGGTCGATGTACGACTCACCCGGAACTTGGTCATTCGACCAGATGCGCACCATGCAGCCAATAAGGGATGCAATCGAGCGCTAACCAGCCGTCGCAACCGACTGGGTCTGATTGCTCGCCGACACATCGACCGCGAGACAGATCATGTCGACGTACCAATCGGTACCCCTGGAATCGCCCGAAAACTCTGCGGTCATCACACGATACGTGCCCGCCGCAGTCACGACGGTTGCAATCGCAGCGTCATACTTCAACCCCTGTTGCTGCGTCGTAATTTGGTTGATGTCAGACTTCGCGATCTGCACGAGACAGCCGATGCGAATCAGCGGGTTGAGTAGGGCGCGCACCTTGACGCCATCCTGCGTTGCTTCCGGAACGCCGATCAGCCCTGTCGTCGATGACAGCACGACGGCCTCTCCGGGACGATAGCCGGTGATTGGCACAAGCACGAACTCGCCGTTCTGGATCGACCATCGGAAACCGTACTTGTCGGCCCAGTCTCTCGCATAGTCGCGGGACATCCCAAAAAGCACTTTTCCCCGCGAAAGGGCGTTTGCGGTTCCGGCTGCCGATCCAGCAATCAGGCCGCTGGTATCGGTCGCAAACTTGATCGGCGGCGTACCGTTCGACGATGCAGCCCCGGTGATTGCGCTGATTACCTGGTCAGGCTTCTGGCCGGCGACGATCGACTGGCTGATGACCGAAAAGTTGTACCAGAGGTCGGAATCGGCCGCCCATATGTCGATGTAGCTGTCGACATTGCGCTCGCGTCCGGTTGCCGTCTGCTTGATCGACCCTGCAAACACTATTCCGAAGTTGCCGTTCTCATATCCGGCTTGAAGCGTGATCGTGCTGAATTCAGTGCTAGTGTTGGTCCCGATCTTTGCCACCGTCTCGGGCGAGAGATTGTAGACCCGCACATACAGCGTGTTCGGTGTCTGCGCATCCGAGTTGGTTGTCCGGAAGGTGAATCGGAACTGCGACAGGTCCAGCCCAACCGTACCCGTGGAGACGATCAGGCTCGCTTTGCGTCCGAACTGGTTCATGGAAGAATGGCGTAAAGGTGGCTCGTCTGCCCCAACGTCGCAAAGGTGGGTACAACGTCAGGGGCGTTATCTGTCTGGGCAACCAAAGAAAATCCAAACGACAGGTAGCCGAATTGCTCGAGCAGATCGACGCCCGTCACCATGGGAATGCCCGACACGATCGGGTTGCCGCTGGCGTCCGTGATGTCGATCATCCATGACGCGTTAGGCGCGTTCCACTGGACGTTAAACCCATAGGTCGTGCCGCCGATCGGGATGTTGAACGTCTGAGGTTCTGCCGACAGCGGAATCTCGTATGCGGTCGTCATGGCGCAGCGCTCACGTTATAGGTTGGCGACGGAAGCGGGTACACCGTACCCTTGTTGACCGTCGCGCCGTTCTGCTGGGGGTTCTTCATGTTAGACGAGTCGGGCACCGTGACCGTCTGTGTCTGCGCCATCAGAATCTCCCGGCAGCCAATGCGGATGATTACGCTGTTTTCGGTCTTCGCATCAGTCGTCGTTGACAACGACTTGATGATCATGTTCCGATACTGCCGCTTGCCGGTATAGATCTTGAACAGAAACCGATTGGCCTGCATATCGACAAGCTTCATATAGGCGCGCTTGGATGGCGTCCAGCCTCCCGAGGCGCCAAGCATGCTGACAATACTGCCAACGGCTTCTGCTGCACCAATTACTGCCTGCAGGGCGGGACTTGTATTAGCCGCGGCTCCCAGCATCTGATTGGCTAGGCCCGAGTTATTGGGGCTATCCGACCAGCCAGCTGTGATGATCAGTTCTGCTGGCCGCTTGAAAGCGTGATCGGAGATTACGGTTCCCTGTTCGACGGGATGATCCGTAATCTCCATTTCCGAGTTGTGCACTTCCTCGATGGTTGCATCGGGGATGAACAGCGTCCCCGATCCATCATCAAAACCGCGCTTCGGTTTATGGGTCAGCAGTTGAATCAGGATTTGCCCTGCGGCAACCGCATTTCCCAATATGCTCATCTAAATGCTCCGGCAAAGTTTCTTACGAGGTCGCCATTGACGCGGCTTTGTTCGCCACTAACTGCGCGAGCGGTACCTTGAGGATCGGACGACCCAGGAATGTGGAACGTGTTCTGCTGCTGGATGTTGACGCTCGTGGACGAACTTCCGCCAGCACCGAGACGTGCACCATTCATTGCGCTGACATTCCCGAAGGCCCGACCGTTTTCATGCTGAAAGATCGCATTGGCAACGCCGCCGAGTTGATCGCCGCTGAGTTTTGCATCTGCGGAGATTCCCAACTTCTTCGCGACAGCATCAACATATGCTGAAGTATTGTTCTCACCCGGAGGCGCCCAGCGGGAAATTATCTTGCGAACCGTGTCATATCCCTTCGAGACATAGCCTTCGAGCAATTTGATCGCGGCTTTGATGCCATCTTCCATCGACTGAAAAACGGCGAATCCCTTGTCATCCTTTCCGGCTGCGCCAAGTTGCTGCGCGAATTTCCCGAACCGGATATTGCCGGGATTGTTGTTCCGGATGCCGCGGGGGGCAGCAGTGGAACCGCCTTCAGGAGGCAATTCAATGATCGTGCCGAAGGTATCGTCGTTTCCGGCAGACTGCGAACTCTGAGGAGCCGCTTTCCCGCCACGATTCGCAGGTCCGTTAAAATTAAACGTCGATGGATCGATCGCTCCTGAGGCAGCCTGGTTCTGCGCGATCGTGGCGTCTTCCCCCCGGTTCAGATCCTCGCTGTGGAACATCAGCGCGATCGGGCCAAGCACTTTCAGCAGACCGCCAATAGCGCCACCAGCGGCAACCGCTCCAAGTCTTGTGACGGCCGCCACCAGGTTGAGGATGCCCGTCACCAGCGGCATCAACTGGATTGCCGCCATTGCGATCAACACGCCTTTAAGGCCGCCGATCGCATGGTAGACACTGGCGATGTCGTCACCGACCTTCTTCCAGTTGACGCTCTGAATCCAGTTTGCGAGGCTCTGGACTGCATCAGCGATTCCCTGCGCCACCTCGCCAGCGTGATTCTCGGCGAACTTTTCGAACTCGTTGACTAACGGCGTGAGAACCGGCGCAAGCTTGGACTCGATGACGATCCACAGATCGTTAAACGTGTCCTTGACAGAGCGGAGCGAGTTGTTGAAGTCGACGCCGGCCTGTGCGGCCTGATCCGGATCGATTCCGAATGCTGCGAGCTTCTGGTGATACTGTTGCTCGGCGGCAAGACGTTTGTCCTGCCCCTGCTCGAGCATCAGCAGCGTATCTGCATCAATGCCGAACAACTGCGCATAGGCGGCAGCCACATAGGGCTGCATCGTCTTCGCTTTCGCGATGAAACTATCGAACTTCTCTGCCGGGTCTTTACCGGCGACGCCCAGTGAATCGAGCAGGCTGTTTGAGCCTGGATTTAGGCGCAGCGTGCGAGCGAAGTTCTCGAGCGCACCTTGCGCCTGATCCGCCGTCAGCCCGATCTGGCCCGCGGCGTACCGCAAGGCCATGATATTGCCGACCGTTGCGCCGGTACGCTGCGATGCGTAGTAAAGGTTCTCCATCTGATTGGAGATGATCTTTACGCCGGCAATGATGCCGGTTGCGGCGGCAGCGACTTCGAGTCCAACCGTCTTGACTGACTTGGTGACGCTCTCGACCGAGGTCTCGAACTTCTTCATCGACGCTTCGTCGACGGTGAAGCCGAGCGAGACAAGGAACTC